GAAAAAAATGTCTAAAAAAACCGAATTATTCTGGATCTTTTGTCTGTGCCATCAGGCTATTGACTATACTATTGTCACGATGAGACAAAATTTGGGCTCTACGCCCTTTCATCCAAGATAATAGGTCACCACGATGTTTCTTACGAGCTTCACGCTCCAATAATGCCAAATAAATAAACTGGTGTTTCATACAAATATTTATTGGATAAATAACATTACTATTACAATAGGAAATATGTCGCCAGGACAGCAAAACTGGATCAACAATCGAGGATAAAAAATGGATAGCAAAAAATTACAACAAGTTCATTCGGGATACAGTGAATATGTATATCGTTGGGACTATTATTTTCGTAGCTTTCTGGGGGCAGAAGAATATAGAGACGGTGCTTACTTACGAAAATATATAGCAGAAGATCAAGCACCAGGAAATCAATACAGTCAGAGACTACTAGAGACTTGCTTACAAAATCAAGTAAAAAGTGTGGTAGATACATATAGAAGTTTTCTATTTCGTATTCCACCAACACGTACACTAGGCGCAAGTGTCAATGACGAAAACGTACAAGAATTTATTTACGACGTAGATCTAGATGGTACAACACTAGATCACTTTATGCGTAAAGTAGCAGATATGGTCACCATCTATGGCGGCGCTTGGATAGGCTGTGATAGACCGGCCTACGCAGTAGAAACAGCGGCACAAGAAAAAGCCTTAGGCATAAGATCATACGCAACATTATATTCGCCTACCAACGTATTAGATTGGGAGTACACTAGACAGATAAATGGTCGTCATCAACTTACTATGCTAAAAGTAGTAGAAGAAAGAGGTGACACACAGGATACAATCAGAATATGGTATCCAGATCGTATCTGTAGATACGTGGTAAGCAAAGATGACATTCAAGTTATAGGCTCAGGCTACACACACAGCAACCTAACAGCAACCAGAGATAATCCAGTAGCTGAATATGGTAAAATACTATCAGAAGAAGAGTTCAACAATCCATTGGGATACATTCCATTTCATCACGTATATGAGACAGAAAGTTATCACAAAGGTATAGGTACAAGTGACATAGGTGACGTAGCAGACATTCAGAGATACAATTATCAATTGATTTCAGAAGCTATGTCAAACATTCGTATCAGCTCACACCCTAGTATAGTAGCACAACCAGATGCTGAACTAAACGGCGGTGTAGGAGCTATCATCTATGTAGATGAAAACACACAGGTAAATCCATACTTACTACAACCAAGTGGAGCTAGTATCGAAAGCATTCTAAAAGTACTACAACAAAACAATGATGCTATTGATAGTATAACACACCTAGCGGCAGTACGTGCTAAAACAAACGTACCAGTAAGCGGAGTCAGCCTACAAGTACAAAGACAAAACTTGAACAACAAATTGGCTATGAAGGCCAGTGTTCTACAACAAGCAGAACGTCAATTATGGGAAGACTTTTTCAATTGGCAAGGCGTAGAACAACCAGAAGATTTCGAAGTGTACTATGAGAAGCATTTTGATATGACTGACAAACATAGTGACTTAGAACTATATCGTAAGGCTATTGAAGCCGTACCACACGATAGCTTCGTACATCATATGCACGATCAAATAGCTAAAATGATGGTAGACGATGAAGAAGATCTAGCTATGATACTTGACAGTATAGCCGAGGATCATAAAGCTATGAATATCGAAACGCCAAATACTGGCGAAAACGATAACCAATAAATAAGGATAAGCACAAGTTATAGAATAACCCCCTGTGCTTTATTATCCACCTAGGAGGATCGTAAAGTGAACGACACAGAAACAATCACTGAAAATACAACTGAAGCAACAGAGACTGGCTCTGTTGAACAGGTAGAAACAAACCAGGTAGAAGAGAAAATGTTCCGTCAAGAAGACGTGGACAGAATCGTCAAAGCAAGATTGGCTCAAGCTGAACGCAAGTACGAAGGTGTAGATATACAAGAATATCAAAACCTAAAGAAAGCACAAGCTGACGCTGAGAAAGCTCAAATGATGAAGCGAGAGCAGTTCGAAGAACTATTGCAAAAACAAAAAGCAGAAGCTGATGATCGTATCGGTAGCCTACAATCAGAACTACACAAGATCAAGATTGATGGTGCCATTATGTCAGCGGCGGCTAACAACAAAGCTCTAAATCCCACACACGTGGTAGAGCTTATGAAATCCAATATTCGTCTTGGAGAGAATGGACAGCCCGAAGTCCTCGATTCAGAAGGGCAAGTTCGTTATAACACTGATACAGCACAGCCTGTGACAGTAGACGAAGCAGTAGCAGAGTTCCTAACAGCAAACGCATATTTCCGTGCGGCGGCACCGGCAGGCGCAGGCTCAACCGGCAACGCAACACACAGCACTTCAAGAGAAGTAGAACTAAGTGACTTGGATATGTCTAATCCGGAGCATCGTAAAATTTACAAACAACGCTTCGCAATCGGACAAGCAAGAAATTTCGTTCAAAAGTAAAGTAAAGGAAAACGATTATGGCAATCGCAACAACAGATACAACCAACGCTTATGATTCAACAGCGGCGTCAGGTGAAATCTTTGAAAACATCACACAGGCGGCACAATTCACGTTCGCAGAGAACGGTCTTCTAAGAAACCTGGTGACAACTTACAATATGCAAGGCACACCTGGCCTAACAGCTAGTGTTCCTGTTTATCCAGCGGCAACAGCAGTTTCTGCTATCACAGCTGGACACGACATCACTCAAGGTGATGACGTAGCGGCATCAGCAGTCGATATCACGGCGGCTGAATACGCAACAATGGCAAAAATTCAAGATATCGTTCTTGAGTCAAGCCCTCTTTCGGTAGCACAAGACACTGGTCGTGTACTTGGAGATCAAATCGCAAAATCGATGGATACTGTGATCACAGGTCTATTCACTTCAGCAACAACTGAAGTAGGTCCAGGTGCGGCGGCTGAAATGACTATTGAACACTTACTAAAAGCGGCGGCAACACTAAGAAACAATAGTGTTCCAATGACAGGTCTAGTAGCAGTACTACACCCATTCCAAGCGTTCAATATGAAGAAAGCACTACTGAACGCAGGTGGATCAATCCGTCAAGATTCAAATGATGATTCAGCGGCTGTATTCCAAATGAGAGCAGACGAACTAGCTAACCAAGCGGCTCGTGATTATTTCATCGGTACAGTTTCTGGTATCAGAATATATGAATCAGCGGCGATCACACCAGATGGTTCAGACGATGCAATCGGTGCGGTATTCCACCCGGCGGCTATCGGTATGGCAATGAAGCGTGATTTACGTATCGCCCAAGAAAGGGACGAATCGTTCAGAGGTTTTGAGGTGGTATGCAGTTCCGTTTTTGGAGCTGGTATCTTAGACCAGAAGAAGATCGTAAAAATCACATCTGACGCGGCATTATAATAAAGGAGAGGTAGAATGACAGCATATGCAACTGACTCGGATCTAACAGACTACGTACCAACTATCTTTGATCACGGCGTGACTAGTTTCACAACAGAACTAACTCGTGCCACAGAAGACGTTCAACGTTGGATCGAGATAAACTGGTACAACAAGCACTTTTCAACTGGTTTCAATCAGGTGGGAAGAAGAATCGGGGCAGAGTTCGATACATCCAAGCTAACAGCCACTCAGTGGAAGAGAGCGACGATTTATCTAGCACTTTATGCGTACATTCTACCTCGACTAAGTCCGTTTCGTGTAGAAGGAGATAGCTTTCAAACGCAAATCACTTTCTACAAACAAAGATACAACGAAGAGATCCAAGCCGCGATGGCTAAAGGTGTCGAATATGATCACGATGGTGATGGAAGCATCACTACCGGCGAAAAGTACAGACATCGTAAGGATCGTTTATATAGGTAGATAGATGGCTAGTAAAAGAGAAGACATCGTAGCACACATTGTGACACAAATCACAAGTATCACTGATATCAAAAAGGTCACACGTGACCCAATAGATATAACACAACTAAGTCGCGAAAGTTTCCCTCACGTGCTGATAGAAACAGCAAATGAATCAAGGGAAAACGCCAGCTTCGGTTCTGAAGTACGTCGTGTAGCAGAACTTGATGTTATCCTAAACGTAATAGTTATGGGCAACAACAGAGATCAAAAACGCAACACAGCAATTGAACAGATCGAAGAGAAACTTATGGAAGATTCAACTCTGGGCGGAAACGCAACAGATTGTCAGCTTCTAGAAGTGGTGATTCGAGAAATAGGAGAAAGTGATCCTTATGGTCAGGCCGCAATGGTATTCCGTTGTCAATACTTCTACAGTCGGACAGATGCCTAAGCTATAAGAAGAGGGTAAAACTATGGCAGAAACAAGAGGTACCGATGGTATCATCAAAGTCAAAGCTACTAAAAATGTAGATGGCTCAGATATCGCAGGCGAAACTATGACAGCTCTGCTTCACGTGACTAACTTTACACTTGAAGAAACTACAGAAACTATTGACGTGACAACGATGGGTGATGGACAACGTACTATTTTAGCTACGTTCCAAGGTTTCTCAGGCACAGTAGATGGTTATTGGGATGCAAGTGACACAGCTTTAGGCCACGCGGCAGATGAAGATCCAGCAGTACAAGCAGGTCGTACAATAGAGTTCGAACTGTTTCCAGCAGGAGCAACAGCATCTGATCACAGATACTATAGTGGTTCAGCAATCGTGACATCAGTGTCACGTACAGCATCATTTGATGGTGCGGTAGAGTACAGTTTAGCATTTGATGGAACTGGCGCTTTATCGTTCGCTCATAATAATGACAGCTAATAACTAAAAGGGAGTCATCAGTGCGTTTTAGAAAACCAAAAAGTGTAATAAGACACATAGAGGCCAGTATGGAACGTGCTGTTGATGACCTGATAGAAGACATAAATACAGATATAAAAAGGCAGACACCAGTGCGTACTGGGTTCGCTAGAAAACAATGGAGACAGACCACACCATATACATTTGGATATAGTGGCACAATAATCGAAAACAGAGCTCCTTACATAGCGATCCTAGATAGAGGCAGTAGCCGACAAGCACCAGATGGTATAGTACAACCTGTCTTGAATAAAATAGGTAAGGTAAGGAAACAAATATGACAAATACAAAAACATCAGTATTAGATAAAGCAACAGCTCATTTCAAAGAAGTAATGAGTGGTGATCTAAAAGGTCCAATTGACGTTCCAGAGTGGGACGCTAAGATCTATTATAAAGTAGGTTCAACAATGGCACAAGAAACACGTGTTATTGAACTTACACAACAGAATAAAACAACAGAAGCATTGATCGTGAGTCTAATTCAAAAAGCCTGTGATGAAAATGGAACTCCACTTTTCACAATGGCAGATAAACCAAGATTTATGAACTCGATTGATCCTAAAGTAGTTCTGCGTATCGTACAAGCTATGGGCGCAGATAATGAAGCGGAACAAGTCTTGGGAAACTAAAACGCCTGCCTGAAGTACTATTCTTGTACAGACTGGCAAAAGACTTGGGTAAGAGTGTCAAGGAGATACTTGAACTTCCTACTTTAGAACTACGTGGTTGGGTAGAGTTCTACGATATCCTACACGCAGAGCAGAAAAAGGCTGAACGCCGTAAGGGGAAGATTAGATAATGGCAAGTACATATGAACTAATCGTAAAGGCAGTAGATCAAACTAAATCGCCTATACGTAATATAGAAAAAGGTTTAGGCAGGCTAGAAAAAAAAGCTGATAGTGTAAGCACCAGCCTAAAAGCAGTAGGAGGCGCACTTGCGGCTTTCGTCACAGGTAGAACTGTACAAAGTATAGTAGGTATCACTGCCAACTTCGAAGATCTAACAGACACTCTTTCCGCAGTCACAGGATCAGCTGAAGCAGGCAACAAAGCATTCGCTAACATCAACAAGTTCGCAACCAAAACACAATTTGGCGTTGAAGATCTAACACAAACATACATCAAACTGGCTGGTGCTGGTATCAAACCCTCAGAAAAACTACTAACAACATTCACAGATGCCGCGGCTGTCACAACAGATCAAATAGGATCACTAACAGCAATAACAGATCTATTTTCAAGAACTGTATCAGGTGGTCTAGGACTAGAAGATCTAAACAGACTACAAGACAGAGGTCTTCCAGTATTCAAAATACTAGAAGAACAAATAGGCATCACACGTATGGAAGTGTCAGAGTTCGGTAAAACTGCCGAAGGCGCTCGTAAGATAACAGAAGCACTAGCAAAAGGCATTGACGAAAGATTTGGCGGAGCTACACAAGGTAGATTAGATAACCTTAGTGTAGGTATTTCAAACTTTCAAATCGCACTACGTAATACAGCCAACACAATAGGTAATGAGTTCAAGAAAGAACTAGTAGATGCACTACTAGTCGCAACAGAATTTTTAGAAGCAAATGACGAGATAGCACGTACACTAGGCGTAGGTATAGGTGACGCAATCAAAGCAACCAGCGAAGCACTTCAATTCCTAGCACAAAACTTCGAAGCAATAAGAAACGCAATAGTAGCACTAGTGAGTGTGCGTATTCTAAGTTTCTTAGGTACACTAGCATCAAGGTTATCAGGTGGTATAGCTGGCGCAAAAGGTTTCAGTGGTGTAATGAGTGGTCTAGGTAAAGTACTAACAACCGTAGTAATGAGCCCAGTAAAAACACTAGTAGGTTTATTGACTAGACTAGGAGGACTACTAGGCAGAGGTGGTATCATAGGTGTAGGTGTATTCGCACTAACATCACTATTTGGCGGTCTAAGTGATCGTACAATAAAACTAGGCGAAACCACAGTCACATAT